TTCGCCATAGATAGGTCCAACTCGTCGCGGTAGTGCAGCCGCAACGTCTTTTTGTCGATACCTATCACGCGGGCGATCATGTCCTGGGTCGTGCCAACCGTCGCGTGAAGCTGGACAAGCTGGCGCTCCGCATCGGTCGGCGCGTGCTGTTTGCGTCCACAGGGTTTTTTAGGCATTCCATCCATACGTTAAATATAGCGCAGGTAATTATGGTTGACAAGGCGCGAACGGCTGGCCCGTCGCCTCAAGGGTGGCGGTCTGGCCCGTGAAGTTCTGCCAGCGTTGGATTATCACGTCGCAATATTTGGGCTGCAACTCCATTGAATAACACACCCTTCCTGTTCTTTCCGCACCCATAAGTGTTGACCCGGACCCTCCGAACGGCTCCACGCACAATCCACCAGTTGCAAGACTTGAACGCATCACCCGTTGCATCATTTCAACCGGTTTAGGTGTTGCGTGACCGTGCCGTTCTTCTCTGGTCACGCGCCCAAACCCCCACACGTCGGTCATGTTGTCATGGGCGTTGTCAAAATATGCCCGCGTTGCATAAAATTCGCGCTTGAGTTCGTCGTAGTCGCGCTTGAGTTCGTCGTAGTCGCGCTTGAAAGCTTCACCTTTTGCTTCAGTTTGCCACGAATTATACACGTCTTTAGTCGGGAAACTCCACTGTGACTTGTCAAACCAATGACATCCGCTAGTTTCCGAATGTTTAGCCAATCTTTTAAACTTGGCAGTATTCCATCCGGTTTTCTCTTTTTCTTCTCGTAGATAATTCACGACTGAATCCCACCCTTCCCAGTAATTATCCGCATTATTGTTGAAGCCCTGTTCGCCCAACATAAAGAAAAGACAATGCTCGGTGGCGGTCGGAAACATTCTGTGCTGTTCGCTACTCATTCCCTGCCCGTGTTTCTTGTCCCAAACAATCTGGTTTCGCATTGTCATCCGCTCCGAACCAGACAATCCGCCATTATGCCAAAGCCGCCACAAGTCAGGTGCATTACCCCATATATACGCGCTGGCGTTATCCTCAAGAACACACCTGAACGTCGTCCACCATTCCATCTGGAATGCGTCTAGCTTGTCTTGATACAAATTGTCGTTTGCGACCCCTTCGCCTTCTTTACCCATTCCGTAAGGTGGATCAGCGTGGAGTAATGCAGCCTTCTGCCCATCCATCAGCCGCTCCACCGCGTCAATGCTGGTCGAGTCACCGCACATCAGCCGATGCCGCCCCAGCAGCCACACGTCGCCCAGAGCCGTCACGGGCACGGCAGGCGCGTCAGGCACCGCGTCGGGATCGGTCAGGCCCTCGGTGGCGTCCAGTGTCAGCGCGGCGATCTCGCCGATATCAAACCCGGTCAATGACAGGTCGAACCCCTCAGCTTCCAGGTCCTGCAACTCGATCTTGAGCAGGTCGTTGTCCCAGCCTGCGTCCAATGCCGTGCGGTTGTCTGCCAGCACATAGGCGCGCCGCTGCGCCTCGGTCAGGTGCGCCGCGTCAATCGTCGGCAGCGTATCAAGCCCCAGCTTCTGGGCCGCCATGACGCGCCCGTGGCCCGCCAAAATGCCGTTTTGCCCGTCCGTAATTATAGGTGACAGAAACCCAAATTCACGGATCGAAGCGGCGATTTTGTCCACCTGCTGCGGCGAATGTGTGCGGGCGTTGCGTACGTACGGTATCAGCGATGCGGTCGGAACCGTCTTATATTGGGGAAATTTCGGTGCAGGCATCATTTTATACTCCTCCCGGCAGCCGTATGTTCGCGCCAGAATTTAACGGCGGCGGCGCGTGGGGCGGGCATCATTGGTCTGTTCCCGCATCGACATGCCTCTGGGCTTCCATGTAGGCTTCGTAGTGCATCGCCTTGAGATATATCAAGACACGCGCGTCATTGGAGCCCTGAAGTTCCTCGGTCTGTTGGCGTTTGAACTTCCCGCGTTTGTTGTTCACAACTGACATTGCCGCCTTTTTCCAGCGCAAGGCGGCTTTTGTCTTGATGTAGGAATCAGTCTTGTCAAGCCGCTCCATTTCAAGAGTTTCCAGTTTGACTTCAATGTTCACAATGATGGCCGTAAGGACGGCAAACGCATCGTCACAGTCATCCTCGTTCTGTATTTCGTCAACTGTCCACCCATCTGTTATCTCAATAATGGGAACGTGAATATCTTCGCTCATTGGTCTGTCTCCTTCAAAGCATACAAATAAATCCGCGATTTGCCGGTGCAGGCATCATAGCTTGGCCCCCTTTTTGCGCGGCGTTGTGGATGGCACGCCCTTGGCCGCGAATGCTACCATGCTGTCAGTAACACGCTTGTCGGGGTCGATACCAGCCATGCGGAGCACGTCCCTACCATCCCGCGAGTTTGCCCACAACTCAAGGGTTTTCAGCGCCCGGCCTTTGTGTTTATTAGGCTCCCTTGAGGCATGGTGAATTGCATCATTGATCGCGGCTATCACTACGGCGGACCACATATCCCTCATGAGTGCTGCCTGGTATGCGTTATCAGCCATGACCAACCTCCCTCAGAATGGCATGCACACGCCCCATGTCCGGCTCAGGCTCTAACAGCAGCCGGACGGCCTCGGACAGCGCGTCACGCTGCTCTGTGACCTCGGACAGCGCGTTCCGCTCCGTCTCAAGCGCGTCATGATCGTCAGGATCAACCGCCTCGTCCTGCCAGCGGCGCAGCATGTCCAGTTCATCCCAGACCCACACCAGAGACGGCCAGCGTTCCCGGTGATGTGACGTGTCGTCGTAGTTCATGCGGGCCACTGCGGCCAGGCTGTCAAATCCGTTATGGGGCATTTTCATGATGTTCCTCCGGTTGTGCGTTTTACGAAATCTAGCGGATCGTGCCAGTAACATCCAACACAGGTTCCTCTGTAGTCAGTAGACCCTTTTGAAACAGGGACATGAAACCCGAGTTGCGTCGCATCAAATCTGATGTTTGTGCTCTTGCATCGGTTGCAATGTGTTCTTTTAGCGTCGTTCACTGCCTTGGACATCGGTTGAAATTCGTCACAGGTCTCCACGGGTTTGAAGTTGTGCTTTCTCCCGTCCTTATGATCCATTTCCAAGTTGCTGCTTATCGCCAAAACGACGCAAAGTTTACCCTTATGATAATCATAGACTTCGGCGGCAATGGTCCCATCAAAAGACAGTTCAGCCCAGCCTGCGGTCGCCACAGAAATAATATTTCCTTGCGGCCCCTTTCGTTTCACCAGTTTGTATTTTTTTGCCAATGACCCATCGTCGCGCGCCCAGGCGCTGCCGTTACCGAAAGAAGGGAGTCCGTGCAGATGAAATTCAGAAACATTCAACGGGTCACTGTGCCCATGCTTGTCTGGTTGAACTGTTTTTTCAAACCTGTCGGCGTGACTACCTGTCTTGAATGTTATATCCTTTGGGTTTTTATGCGCCATAACCGTATCCCTTCAAAGAGTCGAACATTATCTGCTGATCCAGAACGTCCACGCAGAAGTAACTAGAGCTGAACGTGATCTTGTTTTCGCTGTTGTCCTGGTTCACGAATTTCATCCGTTCTTCGAACATCAAGAGTTGGAGAGGGATATTTCGGAACACCTGTTTTGGTGCAGCGTCGTTCAACCATGTGTTACTCATTATGAGCGCGAAAGGTTTGCCCAACTCGATGGCGCGTTCAAAGATGCCGCGTTTGTTTGTAAACGGGGGGTTTGATACCATCACATCCCAATCCAGAGGAGCGTGCGTGTAGAAGTCCTGCCCTTCGTTGATATGTGAGCGAACTACGTTGAAACCTTCAGACTCCAACACTTTGACAAAATTACTGGTTGCCTCATCAAACGGACACCATATCGTCTTTCCCTTGAATTTTTCCAAATGTGGCACCAACGCCCTCACGGCATATTCCGGCGTGTAGCATTCGTCGTTGTCACCGGCGTTGTAGAGCACCCCTGCATTGGCGCTGGATAGTTTGACCCGGTCAGGTGGGATGATCTCAGGCACCACCGTAGGGTTGGCCTTGTAGGCCCGCACAGCATCCTCAACCTTTTGCCTTGTAGGACGTTCGTGCTGTTCAGTCACCTGCCCCCAGACGTGCACAGCTTCGGCGTCAGAAAGCTCCGTCAGAGGTCTGACTTGAGACTCATTCGATGGGAGGATTTTGTCCCCCAAAGAGCCGTTTTGGGGGACATTTTCTATGGCCTGAAAACGCTCTGCCGCGTCAATCATTCGGTAAGCATGTGTCCTTTTCCAGCCCCATCGCTGATCGGCGTATTCCTCGAACGTGCCATATTTTTTCTTGTATAGCTTGTCGTCACGTATTTCACGCAGCAACAAAACCGTTGTCATACCACGTCCTTGAGGACGTTGGTTTTCGATCTGTTCTTCCACCTTGTTAAGGCTTCTCTTGACCATTTCGTATCCTTCCAATGTTAACCGCAATGCTTACATCGTATGGTGCAGGAGTGCAAGCGGTTTGTCCGCCCCGGCTCTTTTTCATAGCTGGGGGGGGCGCCAAGCCTTTGTTCTGGTTGCATAATTTTCACCAATGTTATGCCTCCCCCCGACAACCCGGCTAGTGAGTAGTGAGCCTAT